GAAAAAGAAACCTATGAAACTATTGAAAAGACTGTTTGCCCGTGTGCGATGGGGCACCTTGAGCTCAGAGGATTTAATGCTAATCGATACGTCGTCATGGAGCACGGTGCTGAGAGCGACGCATATTCGAAGTTCAGTAATGTCTTCTCGGGACATTATCACACTCGAAGCGAAAAAGGAAACATCCGTTATCTAGGAAATCCTTATGAGTTGTACTGGAGTGATGTTGATGATGCAAGAGGTTTTCATATCTTTGATACTGAAACTCTAGAAGTCACTCCAGTCAATAATCCCTTCAAGATGTTCCATAACATCTACTATGAGGATACTCCTCATCAACTTTTTAAGGCCAGTGAATATACGAACAAGATTGTAAAAGTCATTGTTCGCAAAAAGTCAGATCCAGTTGCATTTGAAAAGTTCCTGGATAAACTTTATAAGGCCAATGTTCATGAACTGAAGATCGTAGAAAACTTTGACTTTGGTGGGGTTTACGATAGTGAAGAGATGGAGAGTCAAGAGTCTGAAGATACTATAAGTATCTTGAATAGATATATTGACAGTTCTGAAGTTTCTCTGGATAAATCTCTTATCAAAGAACTTCTTAGATCTGTTTATGTCGAAGCTTGCGAAGTTGATTAGTGTGGATCCTAACAGTACAAGGAAGGGAAACTGATGGTGCTTACGCCGTTGAGAATGATGACGGCGTAAAGACTCTCTTCATCTTTGAAGATGAAGATGATGCGATTCGATATGCCATGATGAATGATATGGCCGATAAAAAAATGCCTAAGTTGATCCCAACAGAAGTTGACGAAGATGTTGCCATAAAAGCGTGTGAGATGTATGATTATCCATATGCCATAATATCGTCCTCTGACTTGGTGATCCCTCCAGACTATGATAAGATTTAAAACTATTCGTTGGAAAAATTTTCTCTCCACGGGTAATCAGTGGACGCAACTAGACTTTGAGAGAAACGATACAACTCTGATTATTGGTTCGAACGGTGCTGGTAAATCTACGGTTCTTGATGCACTCACCTTTGTTCTGTTCAATAAACCATTTCGCAAAATTAATAAACCTCAACTTGTAAACACGGTCAATGAAAAGGACTGCAAAGTTGAGATTGAATTCAATGTTGGTACACGAGAATATAAAGTTATTCGTGGTATCAAACCTGCCGTCTTTGAGATTCATGTTGACGGTAAGATGTTGAATCAAGATGCTGCGGCTGCAGATCAACAAAAGTATCTTGAGAATAATATTCTCAAACTCAACTACAAATCTTTTACTCAGATTGTGATTCTGGGTTCATCCACTTTCGTTCCCTTCATGCAGTTGCCTGCTGCAGGCCGTCGTGAAGTGATCGAAGATATCCTTGATATTCGCATTTTCTCTGCGATGAATAATATAATTAAGGATAAGATCCGTCAAAATCGTGAGGAGGTAAAGGTTCTTGATCTCAAAAAAGATAACCTTGCGGACAAGGTTGATATGCAGAAAGAGTTTATCCGTCATCTGGAAGAAGAGGCTCAACAAGAAATTGAGCGCAAGAAAAACAAAATCAATGAACTGAATCTCAACATCAAAACTTATACTGACAATGTTTCTTCCTTACAAAAACAAGAGAATGTTCAAAGATCTACTCTTGAAGGTTTAAGTTTCGACACATCCAAGATTCGTAAGTTGGGTAATCTTCGGGGTAAAATCACCCAGAAGGTATCAACTCTCACCAAAGAGTTAAAGTTCTTTGAAGATAATACGGTTTGCCCTACTTGCACACAGTCCATTGAGGATGAGTTTCGCTTAAATAAAATTGCTGACGCTCAAAATAAAGAACAAGAGTTGACTCAAGGTCTTAACGATCTTGAAACGGCTATTAAAGAAGAGGAGGACAGGGAAGGTCAGTGGATTGCTCTATCGAAAGAGGTAAGTAAACTCTCTAATGACATTTCTCAAAACAATACTAGAATTTCTGGGCTACAACGACAGATCGGAGATCTGGGAAATGAAATTCAAAGAATTACCGATCAGTTACAAAACAGAAATACTGAACATGAGAAGTTAAATGGACTCCAAGAACAACTGAATACCACATATGATCAGTTAGTTGAATCCAAGGAGGACGGCCAATACAAAGAATTTGTTTATAGTCTTCTGAAAGACGGTGGAGTTAAGACGAGCATCATCAAAAAGTATCTGCCTCTAATCAATCGGCAGGTAAACAAGTACCTACAGATGATGGACTTTTATATTAACTTCACCCTTGATGAAGAGTTTAATGAGAAAGTCCAATCTCCAATCCATGAGGACTTTTCTTATGCTTCATTCTCGGAGGGTGAGAAGATGAGGATTGACCTTGCCCTCCTCTTTACTTGGAGAGAAGTAGCCGCTTTCAAGAACTCCACAAACACAAATCTTTTGATCATGGATGAGGTGTTTGATAGTTCCCTGGATGGTTTTGGTACAGATGAATTCCTGAAGATCATCCGTTACGTTATTAAAGGTGCAAACATTTTTGTTATTTCTCACAAGGATGGTATGCAAGACAAATTCTCAAATGTGATTCAGTTTGAGAAAGTAAAAGGATTTAGTAGGATGGTAGTCTGATGGGAATGTTTGATACTGTAAGATCTTCTTATGATCTTGGACCAGGATATCTTAACAAAGAACTTCAAACAAAAGATCTTGACTGTTGCATGGCTGAATATTGGATCTCACCTGTAGGCCAGTTGTTTGAAATTGACTACTCTGGGACACAAGACTTTGTAGAAAATCCTGAGAACGACACTCCCCTCTGGAAAGGTATCAAATACACTCCAAATGGTAACCACGGAAAGGTGCGTCCAGTCTTTGCGTTCAAGGTGGTTGAACTCTACCCAGCCAAGTGGGACGCCCACTATGCAAAGTGGCCCTCTTGTCATGTCCACTTCTGGGATGGTATGATCAAGGAAGTTAGACACGCAAATCTGCACGATGTAACATGGTAGAACTCACACTTGCAACCCTTTTGGGAACAGTCGCGGGAGACTTCTGTGAACTGAGAAACCAGGGTAAACCTGTTTTGGAATCCGTTCTTCTTGCATACTCCAAAGCCAACGATCAGTATGGTGGAGAGAATGTGCGGAATGTTATCAGTGGATCCTTTGGTCTTGAAGCTCAGGCTATTAGTTTCGTTATAAAAGAATGCCCTGATAAACTCTGATGTACACACTCAAGTATCTTGCTCCTTTTCTTGCCGCAGCTTGTCTTGAAGGAATAACTACAGATCAAGGTGATATCTGTGTCCTTAGTGAACCAACACCAGTCGTCAAGTATTATGAGCCTGGTAAGTCCTGTTATGTCAACGGAACCTTTTATCGTAATTGTGCAGATCGTCCATGAAGGAATTTGATTATGACTTGGATTACAAATCTCTTGACTTTACAGATTCGGAAACTCGCAAACTTTATCGTATTGGAAGGGGAGAACAAGGAGTTCTATTGGTTCGGCCTTATACAAACGACATTTGTGCTCACTGGAGGTTCGTAGATGTACCAACGGCTATTAAATCTTCTGATAAGATTTACGAAATGTTCTTGGAGTACAAACGGAAAAAAGATTTCATTGGAATGGACATGGCACGGAAATTCCTTGAAATGGGTTTCACTCGCGCCCGCCGATATGCGAATCATAATAGTGGACGAAAATACGATTCAGGTGGTAGAGTCCGACCTCAAGAATCTGATTGGAGAACTTCGGAAAAAGCGAGATCGGCACAAGTATTCAAAGTGGTAAGAGACAAAGCCGCTTACGATACTACATATCAACAGATGAGAAAACAATGGAGGTCACAGGAATGACTAAAGCGACTTATAGTGTGATTGATAAAAAGGGTAACGAAACCATCTGGGAATGGGAGGAGACTCCTGAACTCAGGGCCTTTGTTAAAAAACAGGTACTGAAAAATGCAGAAACCAAACTGGCAACACCACAGCAAGAAGGAACAGAAACGACGACTGAAACCACAAAAACTGAGGCAAGCGCGTAAGCGTAGAGCCCAGTTGAAGAAGCGTCTCCTATCCCCTCTGGCGACCCGCCAGGGGGTTTATAGTATCTGCATACAGAGAGACACCCCATGACTGTTCAAAATATCAAAGGAACCCTCGCCAAACTTCTGGCCACTGAGAACCTGATTGTTGAACACAAGAAGTGTGAGACCGCACAGTTCAATGTTGAGACTCGTGTTCTGACTCTTCCCATTTGGGACAACATCTCCGATGATGTCTATGATCTCTTGGTGGGTCATGAAGTGGGTCATGCTCTATACACTCCCAACGAAGACTTTTCTAACATCAAGGCTCCAAAGTCTTATCTGAATGTGACTGAGGATGCACGAATTGAGAAGTTGATGAAACGCAAGTTCCCTGGTCTCAACAAGTCTTTTTACAGGGGATACAATCAACTGATGGAAAGAGACTTCTTTATGCTTGAGGATGTTGATGTTGATTCTCTTCCTCTGGTGGATCGCATCAATCTCTACTTCAAAGGTAATCTCGATATTCAGTTCACTATCGAAGAAGACTTTCTTGTCAAGGCCACTGCCGCTGCAGAAACTTTTGCTGATGCGATTCTTGCTGCAGAAGAGATCTATCGTTTCAGTAAAGAACAACAGGAAAAGGAACAAAAGAAAGAAGATCAAGATGTAGAGAACGTTCAGGAAGAAGGTAGTTCTAATTCTGGGTCTAGTGATTCTCAAGAAGAATCAGATGGTGAAACTGAAGAAACCGAAGAGGGTCAGTCCTACGGTGGAACGGCTGGTGGTGAGAAAATCTCTGATGAAATCGGTGGTGGTGAAGAGTATGATATTGAAGACTCCATCACCGACAAGAATCTTCAGGAGAGTCTGAAAGATCAGGCCCGTTCTTGGGGTGGTGATTTCTATTACTATGAAGTTCCCAAAGTCAATCTTGATACTGTGATTGCACCGAATGAGGAAGTGTGGGATGTCGCATTCAACTACTTCAATCAGTTTTCTCAAATGATGGAGGGTTATACCTCTGACTACAATACGTTCAAGAAGTCTGCACAGAAAGAAGTCAATTATCTGGTGAAAGAGTTTGAGTGTAAGAAGTCTGCTGATGCTTACGCTCGGGCTGCAACTTCCCGTACTGGTGTTCTCAACACGGGTCTTCTTCACACCTACAAGTTCAATGAGGATCTGTTCAAGAAAGTGACAGTTCTTCCTGACGGTAAGAACCATGGTTTGATCTTTGTTCTTGACTGGTCTGGTTCCATGGGCCATGTCATGAAGGATACGATCAAACAACTTCTTAACTTGGTGTGGTTCTGTCGCAAGGTCAAGATTCCTTTTGAGGTCTATGCATTCACCTACGAATGGTTCCGTCAAGATGACACTGGAACCATGTATCTGAATGACTACAACGAAACTCCTCACCAAACTCCGAAGAGTGGTGATCTGATGGTTCATCGTTCATTCAATCTTCTCAATCTTCTGACCAGTAAAACCAATGCACGGAACTTCGAACGTCAGTGTCTTGGTTTGTATATTCTGGGAATGGGAGTGCATCCACATCGTCTGGGACTATCTGGAACTCCTCTGAATGAATCCATTATTTGTCTTCATGAGATTATTCCACAATTCAAGAAAGAGTATGGTATTCAGAAGGTTCATGTTTCCATCCTGACTGATGGTGAGGCCAATTACATTCCTGCCTTCCGTTGGGTTGATCATCCAGAGAAGGAAGGTTACTGGGGTGCCCTTCATGTTCGTGAGGATAGTTTCATTCGTAATCGCAAGAATGGCCACACTTACAAGATCACCAATCGGTACACTAGTTTCACCAAAGGTCTACTTGATCACCTGAGTGGTTGTTTCCCTGAAGTCAATCTGATTGGATTCCGACTGGTTGGTTCTGGTGAGTTTGGTAGGTTCCTTAACAACTACAGTCCAGAACGGTATGAAGAAAAGTATTCGGAGTTCAGGAAGGAAAAGAGTGTTGCCCTTGACAACACTGGATATGTTAAGTATTTCGCACTTAATGCCAATTCCCTCAACAATGATGTAGAATTCAACGTTGAGGAAGGTGCTAAGAAATCCACTATCCGCAGTGCATTCAAGAAGTCCCTTGCCAACAAAAAACTAAACAAAAAAGTTCTCTCTCAGTTTGTGGAGCTAGTCGCTTGAAACACATCCTTTTTACTCTTAAGTCCTGTCCTTACGGATTATTGGATGATGAAGCCCATACTCGCAATGTACTAGTACATGCTGCACATCTTTGTAAGAGTACACTCTTGGGTCTTTCTTCTCACAAGTTTGATCCTCAGGGTGTGACTGCTGTGGCCCTTCTCGCTGAGTCGCACATCTCTATCCACACCTGGCCAGAAGAGGGAATGGCAGTTTGTGACGTTTTCACATGCGGCGATCACACCGTTCCCGAAGCGGGTGTACAATACATGTATGAAATGTTTGGTGCAACCGACATGGTATCTGAAGAGTTCGTAAGGCCACTACGATGAAATGTGAAGTTACCCTCTACGTTGCGGGTAAGGTCTTCAAAGAGGAAGTCATTGCCCGTGACTATCAAGAAGCCAGACAAGTTGCTCTTGCTCGCAATCCAAATGCACAAGTTATTGGTGTAACTGCAGTATTCAAATGAACATCTTTGTTACTGATCCAAGTCCCCGTGTTTCTGCCAGGGTTCTTCCTGACAAACACATCGTCAAAATGCCTCTGGAGAGCTGTCAAATGCTCTCCATCATTTTCTCCAAGTGGTATTATGACTGGGGTACGATCAACAAACTTGACGGTACTCCTTACGCAACCTCAAAGGGTGCCTTCCGTAATCATCCCTGTACTCAATGGGCTGGAGAGAATATCTACAATACCGCATGGTTGATCATGCATGGTACTTCTCTTGCTTTTGAGTATTATCTTCGGTATGGTAAAGTTCATTCATGTACCAAGACTTTGTTTGAAGCCAAACGTTTATTTCATCTCAAGACTGGTAAACCAATCACTTGTTACTGTATGGCTGAAAACTTTGCCCGTGCAATGCCTGAAGAATACAAGTTTGATGATAGTATAGATACATTTACCGCGTACAAAATGTACATCGCATCCAAGCCTTGGGTCGCGGAAAACTATCTTCGTAATCCTGAACGTAAACCAGAGTGGATAGATTAGTCAGACATTGTTATGAAAAAGGTTCTGATAGTTGGAAGATAATCAAGACTGATGTTCTTGTTTATCAACGTGTTCCATACGACATCAATCAGATTCTTCAATACAGTCAGAAGATCAGAGACAACCTCACTACGGATCTTCTGACTAAAAAGTATCGTGAGGAAAATGCAACCAACCCGATGTATGGTCACTGTTATCATGCAACTCAGGCCATGTTTTATTTTCTAGACACCGATACTCTTGTTCCGTATAGAGCTAAAGACTGGAGAGGTGAAGATCACTGGTGGTTGACAGACAAAGAAAATGGCTTTATACTTGACGTAACTTCCGATCAGTACTATACTATCGGAAAGGAACCACCCCATGACAAAGGGAAACCTGCGAAGTGGTATGGTTTCAAGGGCCGAGTTCACAAACGAACTATGGTTCTGATGCAACGGGTTCAAAGGGGCCTTGCCTTTTTTGAACCAACCTTGTATTCTTTTTAAGTCGTCTCCTTTAGGACGACTTTTTGTTCACATTGATTCCGTTTTTTCAATGCCTAAAAAAGTTGATACTCTCTATCCGATCGAAAACGATTGGAAATCTCTGAGTGCCAATCTCCGTAATAAGATTGACGCTGGTGTAGTCATCGCTGGTGAACGAGTCACCAAGTTCTACACTGTCGAAGACATGCCAGAGATTCTTCGTAATGTTGCTTCCCAGATTGAATCTGGTGCAAAGGAAATCTTTATTCCTCAGTTTGAAACCGAGAATTACATTCAAGGTCTCATGTATCGTCCATCTAAGGGTCAAAAGATCGACGCATACTACAACCGTAATTTCTACCCCAAACACTTCGCCAAGTTGTTTGAGAAGGGATATGATCCTGTTCTCTCTGGATATGGTGATATTCTCTTCGATGCCCGTGTTGGGTTGGTAGTGAACTTTGATGCTCGTCATCGTACTGTCGGTAACATCGCGGCCCGTCAAGCAGGTCAGGTTCCAGAGAACCAGTGGTTTAACTGCTTGATGATCAAGTCCACCGCTTGTAAGAGCATTGACGCACAGAAGGTTGCATGTTCATACTTCCGTGCAAAGGCTGAAACTCCGAAGGCACTCTCTCCAGAAGAGAAGTTTGCAGCCGCAGTTCGTTCTGATGATCCAAATGCGATCATTGTTTACAGTGGTTTGGAACTTGCTGGTCTCCACATCGGTTCCAGTTATCTTACTGAACTGATGAATGGACACGATGACCCCCGTAAGGTCAACGGTATTTGGCAACTGGCCAAAGACTACAACACGGTCAAGTCCACCAGTATGAACAAGAACTTGGTGAAAGCAGTCGATGCACTTCGTTCTTCTTGGAACAAGACTCAGGGTAATGAGTTTTCCGTATACTTGGTGATGGGTATGTGTTATCTCCTTCAGTGTTCTAGAACTCACCCAGACTTTGAGTTCGATCTGAACCGTATGGTTCAGGCTCTGAAGTGGAAGAACGACCAAGTTGGGTTCCTCCCCAACAACTACATCTCTCCTCGCGCCAACGGTAAGGCTGCAGAGAGTGTTGCTTTCCACCTCCTTCGTGTCTACAACGAATACGCTGACTATTTGTTCGGTGCAGATGGGGAAATCGTTCCCACTATTTCGATTAGTGATTACGTTAAACTTCCCAACAACTTCCTTGCTCAAGTCGGAGCTCCTATCGAAGAAGAAACTGATGAGGAAGACTATTCGGACATTGAGGACGCATTAGAATACGAAGAACAGACGGTCTGAGAACCGGCCCTCAACCCCCCGCAAGGGGGGTTTTTTCATGTATAGTGTATACATACACAAGAGAGGAAACTCAATGACTACCGCCATCGTCGATGCACTGAAAGATGCCTACGGTGACAAAATCACTGCAGCCGACGTTCGCGCTTACTGTGCGATGAATGGTATTTCGTACCCCACTGTCACCAAGAAACTGGAACAGTACAAAGTCAAACGTGGAACTTGGGACCTCACCATTCAAGAGGCCCGTCAACAACTTGAAAAAACTGCCGCTGCTCCTGCAGTGGTTCCTCCTATTGAACAAAACCTCATCCCCGCAAAAGATGATTCCTTCGTCAAGTTTGGTAACTTTTCGGATCTTAAAAAAATTATTCAGTCCCGTCTCTTCTATCCTGCGTTCATTACGGGTCTTTCGGGTAATGGTAAAACGTTCTCTGTGGAACAAGCTTGTGCTCAGTTGGGTCGTGAACTGATCCGTGTAAACATTACTATTGAGACTGATGAAGATGATCTCATTGGTGGCTTCCGCCTTGTTGATGGTGCCACAGTCTGGCACAACGGTCCCGTTGTGGAAGCCATGGCCAGGGGTGCCGTTCTGCTCCTTGACGAAATCGACCTTGCTTCGAACAAAATCCTCTGTCTCCAGTCCGCCCTTGAAGGTAAAGGAGTTTTCCTCAAGAAGATTGGTAAGAAGATTACGCCCGCCGAGGGTTTCCAGATCTTGGCAACAGCCAATACGAAGGGTAAAGGGTCCGATGACGGTCGATTCATTGGGACTAACGTGCTTAATGAAGCTTTCCTAGAACGTTTCCCCGTCACCTTTGAACAGGAATATCCTTCTGCTGCAACCGAAGTCAAGATTATGACCAAGATCTGTTCTGATGTTGATTTCTGCAAACGTCTTGCTGACTGGGCTGATATCATTCGCAAGACTTTCTATGATGGTGGTGTTGATGAATTGATCTCCACCCGTCGTTTGGTTCACATCGTTCAGGCCTACAACATCTTCGAAGACAAGTTGAAAGCTATTCAGGTTTGTCTGAATCGTTTCGATGATGAAACCAAACAAGCTTTCCTTGACCTGTATGACAAAGTTGACGAAACCGTTGACGTTAAACAGGAAGAGGTGGTACAATAACTTTGTGGTCTCTTTTTGTGATGACATGGATCGAGAATTAGAGTGGGTGAAGGCCAATGGGGGTTTTGATTACACCCCCATAGTTTCTGACCCCGATAACTACTACAAGTTCTGGGAAGAACATTACTACCCAGAAGAATCGTCAACCTTTTCAGTAAATATGCCTGAAGACAAAATTGAACTTCCAGATAATAACAATGGATTCTGGAAGTATGAAGAAGATCTGACTATGAAGGAGGTTCGTGACTACCTGTCAGGAACCTACCGTGCCCATTACACTTCTCAAGAATCCAAAACTCAAACTCTTGATCTGATTGAGAGTATCGGTGATGCAGAGGCCTTCTGTCGTTCGAATGCGATCAAGTACCTCTCCCGATTTGGTAAAAAGAATGGTAAGTCAAAACTTGACATTCTGAAAGCCATCCACTATTGTATTCTTCTCTACCACTTCTCTGGTCTTCATAATGCACCCAAAAACACCTATGAAACTTTCTAGTAACACCACCAACATCCTCAAAAACTTTTCTCAGATTAATCAGTCGATTCTGATCAAGAAGGGTAACAAACTGAAGACTATCTCTGTGATGAAGAACATTCTTGCAGAGGCTGAAGTTGAGGAAGACTTTGAGGCTGACTTTGCGATCTATGATCTCAATCAGTTCCTGAGTGGTCTGTCCTTGTACGATTCTCCTGATCTGGACTTTGGTGATTCATATCTGACTATCCGTGATGGTCGTCGTCGGGCTAAATACTTTTTCGCAGATCCTAGTGTGATTGTTTCTCCTCCCGAGAAAGAAATCTCTCTTCCCTCTAAGGATGTATGTTTCACTGTTGCAACTCAACAGTTGGATAAACTCCTCAAGGCCGCTGCAATCTATCAGGTTCCTGACCTGTCTGCAATCGGTCGTAATGGTAAAGTCGAACTGGTTGTTCGTGACAAGAAGAACGATACTTCCCACGAATTCAGTGAAGAAGTTGGTGAGACCGATGATGAGTTCTGTTTCAACTTCAAGGTTGAAAACATTAAGATCATTCCTGGTACTTACGATGTTGTAATCTCCTCTAAACTGCTTGCAGAGTTCACCAACAAGAACACTGATCTCAAGTATTACATTGCTCTTGAGCCTGATTCCACCTACGTTTGATAATTAATGTCTCGTAATGATTTCCTTTGGGTCGAAAAGTATCGTCCCAAAACCATTGAAAACTGCATTCTCCCTGAGTCCACTAAGAAGACCTTTCAGGACTTCTTGAACTCAGGTGAGATTCCCAACCTACTTCTTTCTGGTCCCGCAGGTTGTGGTAAAACCACGATTGCTCGTGCGTTATGTGAAGAACTCGGGGCCGATTACATTATCATTAATGGATCCGATGAAGGACGATTTCTGGATACAGTACGGAACACCGCAAAGAACTTTGCTTCGACCGTCTCTCTTTCTGCTGATGCACGACACAAAGTCATCATTATTGACGAGGCTGACAACACGACCCACGACGTACAACTCCTCCTACGGGCGAATATTGAGACATTTTATAACAACTGCCGATTCATCTTCACTTGCAACTACAAGAACAAGATCATCGAACCCCTTCATTCAAGGTGTGCAGTCGTTGAGTTCTCAATCAATGGAAAACAAAAACCTGTCCTCGCATCTCAGTTCTTCAAACGCATCCAAGAGATCTTGGTTGCAGAGGGTATTGAATATGATAACAAGGTCCTGGTAGAACTGATTAACAAACACTTCCCAGACTATCGTCGTGTGCTCAATGAGTGCCAACGTTATTCTGTTGGTGGTAAGATTGACAGTGCAATTCTTGCAGAGTTCTCTGATGTAAAAGTAAATGACCTTATTAAATACCTTAAAGAGAAAGATTTCGCCGAAGTTCGACGTTGGGTCGTTAATAATCTGGACAATGATCCTAGTGTACTTCTTCGGCGTGTTTACGATGCTCTTAACGGAGCCGTGGAAGGCCCTTCTCTTGCTGCTGCCGTGCTTATTATTGCTAAGTATCAGTATCAGATCGCATTTGTTGCCGATCAGGAAATCAATCTTCTGGCGGCGTTGACTGAAATCATGGTTGAGTGTAACTTTAAATGATTCTAACTGAAAGTGATGCGGTATATGCCGCAGAAAAATTCATCAGTTACTTTTCCAACATGGATCGTATTGATGAATATCTTCGTAATGTAAAGATTGAGAGAGTTCTCAATCGCAGTCCTCTTTCTCAGTTCTATGAGGAAGAGGATACTCATGGGATGTTTACTGCATTTGATATGCATCCCGAAGAGATGGATATTGTTTGTTATGAGGCCAAAGACTTGAAGAAAGTCTCTGGTCGAGTTTCTGGTATTCGGTCAGTAAAGGAGTTCAATGAGAAACTTCAGATCACCACGTCACACGCGATCGAAGATTCAGTTCCTGGTAAATCACTCAAGTGGATGGTCGTTGAGAAGAACACCAATACGATTCTTGGTTTCTGTAGGTTTGGCTCCCCTACAATCAATTCTAGACCTCGCAATGAATGGCTTGGTACGACTCCTGATCTCAACATCTTCAATAGACACGCGATCATGGGGTTTATCATCGTACCTACGCAGCCTTTTGGCTATAATTACTTGGGTGGTAAGTTGCTTGCGATGCTTTGTTGTACGCATGAGGTCAGGGAGATTTTGAACTCAAAGTATGACGCAAACATTTGTCACTTTGAAACTACTTCACTCTATGGTTCTACTAAGAGTGCATCTCAGTACGATGGTCTGAAACCCATCATGCGATACAAGGGCCTTACTGATAGTAACTTCACTCCTCTTCTTCACGATCACATCTTCAAGGACTTGAACAAGTGGTTTATTGAACGCAATGGTGATGAACCTCTAGTGAAGGCCGATGCATCCAGTCGCAAACTGAAGACTCAACAGAAGATGATTGCAATCATCAAGAAGTCTCTTCCTGCAGATCGTCTTGAAGAGTTCACTACTGCAATTGCAAGTGCAACTGCACTGACTGAGAAGAAACGTACTTATTTCTCAGACTATGGTTTTGCAAACACCCGTGAGGTTCTTCTGGGTGAAGATACTGAACTGGTTGAGAATCCTCAAAACTTTGACAAGTTCTACATGGAGAATGTAGTTGCAAAGTGGAAGAAGATGGCCGCAAAACGGTACACCAAACTCAAGTCTGAAGGTAATCTCCGAACAGAACTAGAAGTTTGGACCAAAGACATGGATATTGATATTATCCGATGAAATATTCTGTTTATCTTGATTACGATCAAATGAATTTGATCTATCAATGTCTACAAGAGTCTCGTGTTGATAAGGATCAACTTAAAAAAATTGAAGCTGCGTTTCGAGTCGCACAAATGTCTTATGGTGTGAGAGGTGCCTTTTATGACGTATGAACTAAAAGATTGGTTGAATTCTATCAACCTGAATAAGAAGGATCTCTTTGAAGAGAACCCTGATGCAAAGAAAGAGTATGCACCTTTCATTATCAATAAGTGCATGTCTGGTCACCTTGACACGGTTCTGTATGCCAATGAAATGAATCAGTTTCACTTCTTAGATAAGGATATGCAATATCAGTTTTATCTAAATAGTGTGAGGAAACGGAAGAGATTCTCTCCCTGGCTCCGAAAGGATAAAGTCAAGGATCTTGATGTAGTCAAATCTTACTATGGTTATAGTAATGAAAAGGCGCAACAGGCCCTCCGTATTTTATCACCTGAACAAATTGAATTTATTAAGTCTAAGCTTGAGACTGGAGGAAAGAAATGAGTGTTGCGGAACCTGAAGTCCGTTGGACACCCGATCAAATGGTAGAGGTAACTCTACGCGAACCTGACGACTTTCTCAAGGTGCGTGAAACCTTGACTCGTATCGGAGTTGCATCCCGTAAAGAGAAGAAACTCTATCAATCATGTCATATCCTGCATAAACAGGGTAAGTATTTTATCGTTCACTTCAAGGAACTCTTTGCCCTTGATGGTAAGAAGGCCAACCTAACAGTGAACGATGTTCAACGTCGTAATAGAATTACTAATCTTCTTTGTGACTGGGGTCTCATCAATGTTGTTGATGAAACTAGTGTTGCTGAAGTTGCACCTTTGAACCAAATCAAAGTTCTCTCTTACAAAGAGAAGAATGAGTGGGCTCTGGAGACCAAATACAACATTGGTAAGAAGAAAAAACCAGAGGAAACCGTATAAATAATTCGTCGCTCTTTCGTGCGCGACTCTATACATACGGAATATACGCTACTGTATGGGGGGTTAACCACCCCCCTTTTTTTATGTCTTCTTGTATAATTAGTATTGGATGCCGCAAGGGTCCACACAACGCAATCTCGCTTTCAGGAGAGCTAAAGATGACTAACCTCGCAAGGTACACGACGGCTAACATGGCCGATTTGTTGAATGCAATCAATCGTAATGCGATTGGTATGGATGAGTATTTTGACCGCATTGCCCATTTACATGAAACTTCATCTAATTACCCACCATACAATCTAATTGAAGTAAATAATGTTGAGAAAGTTTTAGAACTTGCACTCGCTGGTTTTAAGAAGGAAGAAGTCAATGTTTTCACGGAGTATGGAAAACTTTTTGTCGAAGGGCAAAAACAAGATACAGAGTCGGAGAAGACCTTTATCCACAAGGGAGTGGCTAGCAGAAGCTTTAAACGAGCGTG